AACAGGTACAATAACTATATTTTTTTTAAACCATTCTAATTTGCTTTTTGGTTTTTTAGCCATTAGTTAATCCTACAAAAATTATTATTAAACATAATACAAATATCATCCAGTTCATAATCTTAAGCCTTCTTGCTGCTTCTTTTCGTGCAAGTTTTAAAACTCTCAATTTTTTTAAGGTTCTGTATTTCATAACTTACCCTAATCATTGACATGACTCGCATTCATTACTGTCATCAATTATAACACCCTCTGATGGTGCATGACTACACCTACAGTCTGTACACTCACACCCTTGGTGTTGATCCTCTGTGCAATGGCACAGATGACCGCACTTCTTACAAGTTTTCATGATTACTTACCTATTTTTTTATATTGGTCTGTGATCCAGTTAGAAATTTTTCTAAAGAATCTTTTAATTGCTATCATCATCTTTTATCTCCTCAATGTTATAGAAGAATCTATCAGAATCTTCTGTTATCCATTTACTTGTATCCTCTGCATTCCATTCGGTTGTTTGAACCTTCCAATCTGGGACATCATTTTTAACAGTAAATGATGGTAGATCCCAAAGGATACGATTGTTAGGCTGTGCAGCATAATTACCATCTTTCAAAGCAATTATATGTGCACACTTATGTTCTTGTGGAATTTCTGAATGATCAGAGTCAAGAACGTTAGCATCTGGATGACCCCAATCTATGGTAAAAAGATATTTTCCAGGATGCCATTTTTTATCCTTTCCCCAATATTTACCTGATACTCCGCCTAAGATATCCCAAGTAGTAATAGCAGGATAATAACTAAAACTATTCCATAGTTCCAACTCATCAAGTCTACGTTTAGGAACTTTCTCTGGATCAAAACCTCTTTGTATAAATGCACTAATCGGGAGACGATAGTAGACTGCACCATTTTCCATAATTGCATGAAAGAGTATAGACCTCCCTGTAAGCGATGTAATGCCAAAGATAATACAGTCTTCAACTTCTCCATGGTGTTTTTTGAGATCATATAAATACTCTCTCCTAATTTGTGCGTATTCTAAAGGTATGTTTGCATTCAAATAACTCATTAGAATACCACACTATGATTAAGTATAAATTAAAGTAACAGAAGCAGTGTTAGACAAAGTTGCATGAACTGCAGTTCTAAATCTTATGCCATTACCTGGTAAATAAATATCAAGACCTTCTTGTTTACAATGCCCTTCAAATAATATTTCTCCACCAGCACCAACACTATCTCTTAAAATAAGAGAAGCGTCAGTTGTAAATGCTCCTGAGCCTTTTGCTTGTATGTACGTAATTCTACAAGGACCTAAATTTGTTGATCCACCAGAAACAGTTTTAACTTGTCCAGTTGAAGCTATTCTTGTGGAACTTTGGTCACTTGAAAACGATCCTCCGCCTG